TTATCATAGTGGTTATGCTGAAAAAGTACCTTGTTATTTTAGAAACTGGTCAAAAGTACCTGCTCAACTATATGAGAATATGATTAAAGCTGGTGCTTCAGACGAAGATTTAAAATTAGCAAGAGAAGAAGGAGCCTTTTACGAAAATGAGAGAGGCAATAGTAAAGAATTTGTAATGCACGGTTCAAGTGTTTCTGGTGTTGCTAGCGTAGTTAGAAGTGATAAAACTAAAGGCAGAAAGTTTGTACAACAAAAATCTATTAAAGTATCTTGGCTAAAAGAGGGTAATAAGTCAAAATGTTTAAATGACATAGATGATTTTAAAGATAAAGGTTGGGCAGCTGGCCCTACAGCAACTTATATATCGTGTTTACTAGAACAACCAAATGAGGTCTATCTATTGGGTATGGATTTAGGTAGCACAACAGGTAAAGTTAATAATATATTTGCTGGTACACCAAACTATGTGCTAAAAGACCACGCCCCTACACCTAGTGTAAATTGGGTACAACAATTAAAAGAGACATTTTTTGACTTCTCTGGTAAACATAAGAGTAAAAAAGTTATGTTTTACAAGGTACAGAATAGTATCAAAGGTAATGATGATATTAACAAGGTGTGTAGAGATTGGACAGACCACAAAGGCAACCTAGACTATATGAGTTATGATGATTTTTACAAGAAGTTTAATTTGTAGGAGCATTGACAAAATCATCTGGTTGTGATATATTAGTAGTTATATGTTTGATAAAATTATATATAAACTTTTAAACACGATAGTAAGATGGTGTGAAAGTTATAAAGAGTACAGAATTAAGAGGTCTTTACCTAGAGCAACCTATGATGAAAAGGCTAGAAATGCTGAAGTAAAAAAATGGGCAAATCAACGTGAGAACTCTTATAAATAAAAATGATACCGATTATACAGGTAACACAAAAACAACGAATACAAAGATACATACAAGGAGAAATACAATGGACTTTGAAACATTAAAGACATCATCAAGTAATTTTGATAAGTTAACAAAAGCACTTGAAACAAACCTCAAACCTGAGGATCAATCAAACAAGAACAAATACCAAGACGACAGATTCTGGAAACCAGAACTAGATAAAACTGGCAATGGCTTTGCTGTGTTAAGATTTTTACCTGCCATAGATGGTGAAGACTTACCTTGGCAGAGAGTTTGGTCTCACGCTTTCCAAGACAAAGGTGGCTGGTATATTGAAAACTCATTAACAACAATGTCACAAAAAGATCCTGTGTCGGAAGAAAACACAAGATTGTGGAATACAGGACTAGATAGTGATAAAGAGATAGCTAGAAAAAGAAAAAGAAAGTTATCTTACTATTCTAATATTATGATTGTAAGTGACCCAAAACATCCTGAAAACGAGGGCAAAGTATTCTTATTCAAATTTGGTAAAAAGATATTTGATAAGATTACAGAAGCAATGCAACCGGCGTTTGATGATGAACAACCAATCAACCCATTTGATTTTTGGAAAGGTGCTAACTTTAAACTAAAAATTAGAAAAGTTGATGGTTATTGGAACTACGACAAATCCGAGTTTGAGGGCGTAAGTCAAGTTGCTGTTGATGACGAGAAAATCAAAGCAGTTTGGAAACTACAACACCCTCTAAAACCTTTTGTTGACCTTAGTAATTTTAAAACCTATGATGAACTCAAAGAGAAACTGAATAGGGTAATTACAGGCGACAGAAATGCTAGTACCGTTGAGAATGTAAAGCTCCCGCCTCAAACCAACGATACAGCAAAAAAAGCTGAAGTTAATGCTCAACCAGAAGCTAGTGATGGTGACGATACTTTGTCATACTTTAGTAAATTAGCTGAGGAAGAGTAATACTCTCTCTCTTAACTATGCTTAAAGGTCAGGTAGAAATACCTGGCCTTTTTTATTTCCTCGTATAAATATTGTTATGGCTTCAATACTAGATCCATTAAAAGACAGGCAAGGCGGAATTAAGAAGTCTGCTGATTGGTACAGAAAAAATGTACAATCAATGGCAGACACAGTTACCGCTAGAAAGTTAATGAATAGTGGTAAATTGATAGGTAAACCAAGCACAGGTCGTTTAAATATGTTTTTTTACGATCCTAAAACAAAGGCTAAACTACCTTACTACGACAGATTTCCACTTGTATTACCACTAGAACCAATTAAGGGTGGTTTTTTAGGTATGAACTTTCACTACTTACCATATCTTTTAAGATTTAGATTGTTAGAAAGATTACAAAAGTTTTCAGATGGTGGTTTTAAATCATCAACTAAAATGAGTGTAAGTTATGATATTGTAAAAGGTATTAATCTAGTAAAACCAACACTTAAAAAATATTTGTATGGCTATGTTAGGTCAAGTTTTTTAAGAATAGATTTTGATGAGTCTGCTTTAGCAGCTTATCTACCTGTACAAAGATTTGTTAAAGCAGGTACAAGTAAAGTATGGGCAGACAGTAGAGGTATGATTTAATGGCAATTTTAAGAGGCGGAAAAAGAATAGGCGGTTTTGATGTAAGGATTGGTATACCACGTGACCGATCTTTAGACAATGTACAAGGTGATAGTAGATTAAAACAAAGAGCAGGTGGTAATCCAGATTCTACAATGGGTAGAATACAAGCCTACGTAAACGAGGCAGAGGGTTTTGCTAGAAAAGCAAGATACTATATTGAATTTAATTTACCAAATGGTGTAGGTGAGAACTTATTTGGTACTTCCGATAATGACGCTACTTATTCTAGTGAGATTACAGATGAGACAAGAGGTTTTGCTTTATCAAAAGATTTAAGAGCAGTACAGTTGGCCAATGCTAGACGAGTACAAGCATTTTGTTCAGCAGTAGATATGCCTAGTAGAGAGATAATAACAAAAGAAATTAAGCACAATGGCCCTACTAGAAAAATAGCTTATGACGCTCAGTTTGCTGACATAACAGCAACATTTTATACAGACAAATTTTTAAGAGAACGAAGTTATTTTGAACTATGGCAGAAAGCTGCTTATAGTAATACTACATTTAATTTTAATTATTACAACGATTATGTATCTCCGGTAAACATATTACAATTAGGTAATTATGCTAGCCAAAACGAAAGAGATGACGTAACTTACGCTGTAAAATTATTTGATTGTTTCCCAAAAACTATTGGTGCTGTTTCGTATTCACACGATACAAACCAGGTACAAACGTTTACAGTAACGTTTTCATTTAGACATTGGGTCAATTATTTCATTGATGAAGCAGATAATGTTTCATTGTTAGGTCAAAAAGAATTTAACGTACCAACAGTTAAATATGGTGGATTGTTTGGTGGTTTATTCAGTAAATTACCGCCTGAATTAAGAAGAGCAGGCCGTGATGTATTGAACGATATAAGAAGACGAGTACCAATAGGACCTATAACTGGTGGAAGAGCATTTCCACCATTTAGAATACCACCACTAAATATATAAATTATATAATAAGGAGATATAATGGCATTACCAAAAATTGAAACGCCGACATATGAACTGACTTTACCATCACAAGATATTAAAGTTAAGTATAGACCGTTTCTAGTAAAAGAAGAAAAGATACTTTTGATGGCAATGGAATCTCAAAAAGCAGATGAGATTTTTCAAGCAACAAAACAAATAGTAGCGTCTTGTACATTTAATAGTTTAAAAGTAGAAGAATTACCAACATTTGATTTAGAATACATCTTTTTACAGATAAGAGCTAAATCAGTAGGTGAGATAACTAAATTTAAAGTGTTATGTCCAGATGATAAAAAAACTTATGCTGATGTTGAAGTTGATTTAACAAAAGTTAATGTTGAAGTTGACGATAAGCATACAAACAAATTAGTAGTTGATGAAAAAAGAAACTTAGGTGTTGTACTTAAATATCCAACAATGAATGTATTAAAATCAGGCACTATGGAAAACCCTACGACAGAGCAAATATTTGATGTTCTAACGGAGTGTGTTGACCATATATACGAGGGCGATAAAATATATCCAGCGAAAGATAGTACACAACAAGAGATAAAAGAATTTTTTGAAGATTTATCACAAGATTCTTTTGTTAAAATTAAGTCATTTTTTGATACTATGCCTCGTTTAAGATACGAGGTTGAGGTGACAAATCCAGTTACCAATGTGAAAAGTAAAGTAGTTTTATCAGGACTAAATGATTTTTTCGAATCAGCCTCGCCCACAACAGCCTAGAGGCATACTTCGAAACTAACTTTGCTCTGATACAACATCATAAATATAGCTTAAGTGAATTAGAGAATTTAATGCCTTGGGAACGAGACGTATATGTGTCTCTGTTGTCAAATTGGATTAAACAAGAAAATGAGAGAAAACGAGAGAGGAACAAATAATGTTTGAAGAAACTACAACGAAAACAGTAAATACAATTAAATGGGTATGGTGGTTTTTAAAAGAAGAATTACCACAATTTTTATCTAATTGGAGAACTGTACCTAGAATTATGATGGTCTTATATGGCCTAGTATTCTATAACACTATGAATTGGTTTATGGCTTTAGACGCTCCTAACAATGCTCAAGCAGGTTTTGTATCTGTCGTTGTTGGTGCTGGCGCTGCTTGGTTTGGATTATATGTAAATGGTAAATCATCAAAAATTTCATCATCAAAAGAACCAAGAAGATAATAAATGGCCGTATTAGAATCTGATATAAAAGCTCTGTTTAAGACCATAACTAGCGAGACTATGAAAACAGTCAGCGCAGGTCAAAAAACTGTTATATCTCCTACAACAGTTAGAAATCTAGCAAAAGAGATAACTGAACAGGCAGAGAGTGGTAGTATTTTTAAGTTTGAAGAAGCACTTAAAAAAACAGAGACTATAATTGATAAATTAGGTATTAATTTAGATGATTTTAATAAAGGCCTATCAGATAGACTTAAACAACTTGGCGAACAAAAAGTTAAGGCAGAGGCCGAAGTACAAGAGTTAAGACAAAGTAATATAGCGGCTGAAGTAAAAACTATCAAAGAAGGCAAAGAGTTTAGAATAGAAACTAATATACTTACTAGAAAAGAAATTAAAGAACGAACTTCTTTACTAAACAATCAAATAAAACAGACAGACAAAAGAGAAAAAGAAATCATCAAACAAAGAGAAAAACTTTTAAAGAAAGATGAACTTACAGTAGCAGACAAAGAAAAAATAATTGCTGATGAAAAAGAAATCACACAACGAAGAGCTGCTATAGCTACAGAATCAGAAACATTAGGTATAGATAATACTGCCGATACAGGTGGTGATAGATTAGAACTGCCACCAATGTTGGCAGGTTTTGTTGACGCTTTAATGGGACCATTTAACGCCATTGGTGAGGCAGGTATGATGTTAAAAGATACTGTTATGGGTATAGGCGAGACATTTATGTTTTTAGGTAAGGGTGCTTTGAAAGTTGTAGTAAAAGCATTTAGAGCTTTATCATTTATATTAAAACCAATACCAATAGCAATAGGTATAGCCATAGGTGCTGCTATATTTTTAATTTACAAATTTAGAGACAGCATTGGTAATTTTATTGACGCTGTAAAAACGATACCTGGTAAAATCAAAAACTTTTTTAAAGAGGCATTTATCACACTTAAAAACTTTTTCATAGACGCCATAAATGGTATAATAACATTAATAAACAAAATACCTGGTGTTGAGATAGAAAAATTAGAAAGAGCTGGTGAAAAAACACTTGTTGATGATAAAGATACCGAGAAGAAGAAAGAAATGAAGGCCATCATAGCAGAGGCCGAAAAAGATCAAGCACAAAAAGAAAAGATATTAAAAGATTTAGAGGTACCAGAATCACCTAAGTTTACTGTGCCTAATTTAAATATTGAACAAAGAACAAAAACAAATGCTGAATTTGCTAGTGCTACAACAAGTAGTACAGTAATAAACAATGTAATAGGTGGAAGTCAACAAAACGTGGCTAGCAA